CGCGCTGCTGAACAAGGCCGAGCCAATCGACATGTTCACGGTGCAGGGAGCGGTGCCGGCGGCGACAAAGGACCTGGTTCTTGATGTCGCTACCAAGACGATTAGCGCAGCAAACATCAGGGGATGGGCTAAGCGTGTCCGCCAGTGCTGGATGATCCGCAAGGGTGTTGAGGACTTGCAGAACGCGGCAAAGATTCTCGCAGCGGCAGGAACTCACGACATCAACGAACGCATTGCTGAGGCTACCGGCATCGTAGGCAGATTGCAGTTCGAAACCAACGACAGACTGCCACGGCGTATCGCAGATCTGATTCCCGACTATCTGGAGGTTCTGGAAGAGCGCCTGAAGGGTGAGGAGTCCGGGCTGTACCTCAAAACGGGCATTGAGCCGATGGACGCGGAGTACGGCGGATTTGACCGAACTGACCTGATCGTCATCGCCGGCCGACCTGGCATGGGTAAGACCGAGCTGGCAATCAACATCGCCAACTCAATCGGCCGGCAGAAAGGCGTTGGGCTTCTGATCTCGATGGAGATGTCTGAAACGCAGGTCGTTGAGCGTCATATCGCTGACCGTGGAGGCTTGTCAATCGGAGCGCTACGTAACCCTTTGGGCATGAGGCAGGAGGATTACACGAAACTAACAGCCGCCACAGGAATGCTTCTGGACGAAGATAACCACGTCCTTACCGGCTCGTTCACCACGGACGAAATCATCAGCCATGCAGAACGGATGAATATGGACGGCGGACTTAGCTTTCTCGCCATCGACTACCTGACGCTTATCGACATGCCTAAAGCCGAGCGTTCTGACCTGGCGATTGCTGAAGTTACCCGCAAGATGAAGCAGTTCTGCCTGCGAAACAAAGTGCCTGTAGTCCTTTTGGCGCAGCTAAACCGCAACGTTGATGGGCGAGGAGACAAGCGACCAAACATGGGTGACCTGGCTGGATCAAGCTCCATCGAAAAGGATGCAGACGTCATCATCTTCCCGTACCGCGATGAGGTCTACAACGAAAACAGTGACCTGAAAGGACTTGCAGAAATCATCGTCGGTAAATACCGCTCCGGCCAGCCAAAGACCTTCTACATGGAATGGCGCAACGGTCATTTCGTGAACATCGATCAGCAGGATGCAGCCAGCCGCTTTGCAGAGAACGAGCGCCAGGCTGCTAAATCCAATTCCTCCAATTGGAGAGGCTAAATGAAACGAATTTCCTACCTTCAGCAAATTATTACCTACATCAGCGAGCATCCAGGCTGCCACTCAACAGACATCATCGCCGGTACCGGCCTGAATAAATCAACCGTCAACGGCACCCTCAGCAGGCTCGTAATCGACCAGCGTGTCCGGCGTGAAGGATTTGAGAAGCAGTACCGCTACATCGCTGTAGATAAGCCTGCGCCACGCGGCAGGGTGAAGCCCGAGCCGAAGCCGGAGACAGTAAACCTCCACGCCATGTTTAACAGCCTGCTCATGGCAGCCAGGGAGAACAGAGCATGAACGAAGCACGCAACACCCGCGAAATCATCAACGAATGTTACCCAGAATTTCCGGAGACCATCCTCAACGCTGAACTCTGCCGCGCAATGGCCCGAATCGAGGGCCGCAGCATCAAGCAGGCACTGAAGGCCTTTGCCCGCGACCGTATCGTTAAGGTCGAATCTAAGCCGCTCAAAGGCGCGCTGGAGCAGATGGCGGTCAGCATGTTCCCAGAGACTGAGATAGCCCGTATTCGTGCCTGTGTAGGCCGTATGGAGTCGGCACTGGTTAAGACATTCGGAGTGAAGAGAGCATGAAGAAACTCACCCAGCCCCAAAGAGACTTCCTCATCTCAATCCACAAAGGCGCAACAGAGAGAAGCTCTGTCCACACCATCGGCAACACATTAAACAAACTAGGCCTGCTCAATTACTCCTACCCAAAACGTCAGTGGTACGTAACAGCAGCAGGCATTGAGCAGATTAGCAAGGGGGAGGCTGTATGAGCGACAAATACGCAGCGCTTAAACAGGCGGCGCAGGAGGAAATCATGTGTCGTGAGTCTGGCGATACATCGGATGCGTGGCAGGACGAGGCGTCGCCAGAGTTCATCCTCGAACTGCTGGTAGAGCGTGATGCTGATAAGGCGCGGATCATCGAGCTTTCGCAGAAATGTGAAAACGACCCACGGATTCACGAAGTCATCGACCTGAAAGAGCGCATCGCCGAACACGAGGCGCGGACGCTCACCGTTAAGCTGCCTCCTGAAGTGCAAGGATCCAACATTCCTTTTGCTGCCGACGGCGCTAATGCGATGCGAAAAGAGGTGGTTAAAGCGCTAATCGAAGCCTGTGCGGCCGCTGGCATCAGCCTGAAGATTGAGGGGGAGTGATTGTGAAGCCTGCTAATTTTGCCCCAGTTTATTGCGCGCTTTATCCCGCGCTGGCCGAGATAGCCCGTAAGCATGGTTATGCAATGGCTATTCACGGAACAATGGCCCGTGACTTTGACCTGATATGTATTCCTTGGGTAGATAGACCATCGAAGCCAGATGAAGTTGTCGCGGAAATCACGGCTACTTACTCGACCACTGATATCACCAATCCGGGCTACAAGCCGCATGGTCGGCTGGCGTACTCGGTATGCTTTGGGTTTGGCGAGTTCTTCGCTGATTTGTCTTTTATGCCTACCGAGTCATCCTTTTACGATGGTATAGCCGCCGCCGCAGATTGGGTCGATAAACAACGAGAGTCTTATGATAACGAACACGGACGAAATGACCACGACACAGGCTCGTTTGAGTTTGCTAATGACGCACAGCGCGATTATTCAGAAGCGTTGCTGGATATTGCTGAGGGCATCAGAAATTCGGTGAGGGCTAACCCATGACACTGAGCAAAGAAGAATTACGCGAAATTATTGCGAACGCAAAGGCCTCACTTGAGCAGTATCTGGCTATGGAACTGCTGGAGCGCCGGGAGTGGGATAGGCAGGAGCCGTTCGGATTTACCGATGGAGAGAGGCATGGCATGTGCTACGAACCACGACACGCAGATAGATTAAGGGACCCTCAGCCACTGTATCGCGCCTCGCCGCCAGCGCCGGTAGTGCCTGATGAGATCGTCGGCTGGGTTCGCGTTGATTACCAAAGCGACGACAGCAAAAGCTACGTACCATTATTCGTTTTAGGAAGTAATGACCCGTCTGAAGTATGGGGCGTGAAATACGAGCCGCTGATCGCCTGCCGCGCCGCCATGCATGGAACAACTATCTCAAATTCTGTTGATATTGCGATAGATGAAGCAAGTCAGTCGTTCGGTAACTCCGAACAACTGCCTGAGCCGGTGCTGATTTGTGATATGTGCGGGCATGACGCCTGGCATCAGGGCGGCAGGACATACATGTGCGGTGAAGGGCATGTGTTTGAGGTCAGAGCGCCAAAATCCGAACCTGTAAGCCAGCCTTACAAGTTGGTGGGCGAAGTCGTGAAATGGGATCACCCAACCAAAGAGCGCACCGTTGACTTCCGCTGGATCGACATCGATGTGCCGCCAGGCACGAAGCTCTATGCAGTGAACCTTCCGGTAATCCCGGATGGTTGGATTTCTGTCTGCGATCAGATGCCCGACCAAAAAAGTGAACGTAGGGTTTGTGTGTTTACACCAACTCCTCACGAAGATATGCGCTATCGGTTTGTTCCGGCTTCGCTATTCAAGGCGGTATGCAGTAGCGCGACGCACTGGTACTACATCGAGCCACCTGCAGCACCGAAGCAGGAGAGTGAGTGATGGGGCTATTCTGGGCGCTCTGGATTCCTCTGAACATCATTTTCTGGGTTAACTGCGCTTCGAATGTGAAGGATGGCAACCCGACCACTCTGCACTTTAAGGTTGCTCTGGGAATGGCTGCTATCACTGGCGCTTTGCCGTGGCTGATCTGGATGATATCGACGCGATAAAACAGGCTCTTCGGGGCCTTTTCGTTTCTGCATTTTCACCGCATAGGTTATAATTACCATGCACAGAGCCTGAACCACTTTGTGCATGGAGTCTGAACAACTCCCCCGGCCCGAACAGCCATAGCTCGTGTGTCATAGATGAGAACATATCTATGACGCAACATAACGCAACATCCCTCCTGTCACAGATGGCGAAAGTCACCTGCGATTTTCTGCATTCTGCGTTACCTCTCGGAGGTGGCGTATGAGGCAGCAATTCTTCCTCCGAACTCCTCAGGCTCGCGATAACGCTATCAAGGCTATTCGAAGCCTTGACCTTCACGATAACAAGCCTTTCGTCATCGAGATTAAAGAGATGACCCGCTCCATCGACCAGAATGCGAAGCTTTGGTGCTGCCTGTCAGATATCAGCTCTCAGGTCGAATGGCATGGCCGCAAACTCTCTCCGGAAGCATGGAAGCACGTATTCACTGCCGCACTGGTTCAGCAGGACGTTGTGCCTAATCTGGCAGGTGATGGCTTCGTGGTGCTGGGCCAGTCAACCAGCAGAATGACCGTCGGGCAGATGCGAGACCTCATCGAACTCATCCATGCCTTTGGTGCTGAGCGTAACGTCCGCTGGGGCGATGAGTCACGACTCGCTATGGAGTGGGCTTCCCGCTTCGGAGGCCAGTATGCATAGCCCTCTCGCTCGCCTCATCGATCGTCACATCTACCGCGTGCGCAAAGAGAAGCGTAAGCCGTCTCCGCCGGCGTCGGAAATCCCAACCCTCAAAAACTACACCGCAAGCCTGTGGGACTCCCGCTGGGCGCGTCTGGCTGCACGGAGGAATCATGGCTGATTTACGCAAAGCGGCACGTGGTCGCGAATGTCAGGTGCGTATTCCGGGTGTCTGCAATCACAACGATGAAACTTCAGTGCTGGCGCATGTTCGTCTGGCAGGAACGTGCGGTACCGGCATAAAGCCTCCTGACTTCCTCGGCGCAATAGCATGCAGCCACTGCCACGACGCCGTAGATGGAAGGATGAAAACGGCTTACAGCCACGAAGAGCTAAAGCTGATGCACGCCGAAGGGGTGATGAGAACTCTGGTTATCTGGATAAAAGAGGGGCTTGTTCGCGCATGAATACCTACAACATCACATTACCCTGGCCGCCGAGCAACAACCGCTACTACCGGCACAATCGAGGTCGCACACATATCAGCGCCGAAGGCACAGCGTATCGCAATGCAGTAGCTCAGATCATCAAATCCGCACTGCTGGACATTAACACCGAATCGCCATTACGCGTGCGCATTGAGTGCCACATGCCAGACCGCCGCCGCCGTGACCTGGACAACCTGCAAAAGGCTGCATTCGACGCGCTGACCAAGGCGGGCTTCTGGGCTGATGACTCACAGGTTAACGACTACCGCGTAATGCGCATGCCGCTATTCAAAGGCGGAAAGCTCGAATTAACAATCACTGAACTGGAGGCCGCATCA